AGGGTTATTGGTGACAAATATATTACATGGTCCGAATCTGCGAGAAGGCTTAGGGAGCATGGCCAATACGATAATAATTCTAAATTTATTCGTATTAAAGAAGCTTCGGATTTAGGAGATGATGCATCTTTACTCCCATTTGGTTTCCAAGGACCAATTAGACCAGTTGGGTTTACCTTTTCAGGAGACCTTGAAGGTTCACGCCCTGAAATTCTGGGTGGCGGTTCGCAGAACAATAAAGCTGTTGCATTAGGTGGTCCCGGATTAACTGATGCTTCACCAGTGATAGGGTCCAACTTTGTAGCTCATATGCCCGCAAATCTTACCTGCTCCTTCACTTATCCTGCAACGAAATTGCGGGACTCAACCACACAAGGGAACCTGTCAGATCCCACAGATGCCTATTTTGGAATAGACACTACAACGTCTAGTGGGCGGTTTGATAATGCCTATATTGATTTAACGAGGGGTCTCCCAGACGTAGAAGGGCACCCAGAAAATGCCGATGTGACGGGACCTACAACCAGTGAAACAGTAAGTGGTAGTGAATTTTCTTATATTTTTACCCTGGACAATGTTTCGCGTTTTGAAACTCTCGGAGCAGCATCCCCATCCGAATTCGAAGCTTATTATGTGTCGGGATCTCGCGCAGATGGAAAATCAATTAGTGCCTCGGGGTCCTCCGATCCTACTGGCTACCTATCTGCTTCCTTTAAGGCAACATTGGATGCGGGCTTTAACCAGTTTACAATGCCTTTAAACGGTGGTTTCGACGGAAATGACATTACTGAAACCGAGGCATTTAATAATCGTGTAATTGGCAACAAAAATCAAATTACGAATTATGCCTATAACACTATTCGCATTGGTATTGATACTTGTGCAGACCCGGAAAACGTTGACATGAATGTTCTTTCGGTTCCCGGTCTCACCAATTCAGGTCTTACTTCGCGCCTAATTGACTTATGTGAGTCTAGAGGCGATGCATTGGGAATTATAGACATCGAAGATGGCTTTGTCCCTCCCGCAGACCGAGATGAGCCAAGCAGTGCTGATTATGATGTTGCTAATCGAGGGAATGCAGAAAAAGCTGCTCGAACTCTAAAAGCGCGACAAATTAATAATAGCTATGGCGCGGCTTATTATCCATGGACCAAAGCCAGAGACAGCGAATCAGGAAAGACCTTTTTCTGCCCACCATCGGTAGCAGCTATTGGAACCTTGTCCTATTCACAAGCAGTTTCTGAAGTATGGTTTGCGCCTGCTGGATTTAATCGCGGTGGATTAACAGCGGGGGCTGCTGGAATTCCTATTGTTGGAGTAACAGAGAAACTTTCATCGCGACAAAGAGATAAATTGTACGAAGCAAACATTAATCCAATTGCATCATTCCCAAGTGAAGGTTTGGTGGTATTTGGTCAAAAAACAATGCAAAGTACGCGCAGTGCGCTTGATAGAATTAATGTTCGGCGCTTGCTTATCTTTATTAAAAAGGAGATTTCTAGAATCTCCAACGGATTGTTGTTTGACCCGAACACCCAAGTTACATGGGATAGGTTTACTGGGCAAGCTGTTCCGTTTTTGGAAAGTGTAAAATCAAGATTGGGCTTAGAAGATTTCAAGGTGGTACTTGATTCTACTACAACTACTCCTGATTTAATTGATAGAAATGTAATGTATGCTAAGATTTTCTTAAAGCCAACCCGCGCAATTGAATTCATTGCCGTAGATTTTGTGATAACAAACACAGGTGCTTCTTTTGAGGATTAAAACAAGGGCATCACTAATTAAGTAAAGTAGGAGATAAATAAAAATGACTTTTTGGACAGACCCAAGATTAGAACCTAAAAGAGGGTATAAATTTGTATTAAGTATGCCGGGTGGAGCAGCCACCAACGGACTAAGAGAGTTTTTGGTAAAGAGCGTGGGAAAGCCACAATTTGAAATTGGTTCAACACCACATCAATTCCTTAATCACACTTTCTACTATCCTGGAAAAACCACATGGCAACCGATTACGGCTGTTATCGTTGATACAATTGACCCAACTGCTAATGCAACTCAAGAAATTATGAAAATGCTTGAAGAGTCCGGCTATGATCTACCAACAACTCCTACTGTTACTGCCGGATTTGGAACAGTTTCTAAAGATAAGGCAGTAAATGCAGCCCTTGGTCAAGTTAAGATTGCCACCCTCGATTCAGATGGAAATAGAATTGAAGAATGGATTCTCAACAATGCCTTTATTCAAAGGGCAGAATTTGGTGAACTATCTTATGAAGCAGAAGATTTGGTCAATGTTACAATAACCATTCAATATGATAACGCATATGTTAATGTTTTGAATGGAGCAGGAACAATTCCTCGGACTTCTTCTTAATAAATTATGAGGTTTAAATGCCACGAAATAGTGTAAAAAAATTATCAGTAGAACAACAAACAACACCCCTTCCCCAACAGCCCCAAGATAATCTACAATCAGTTTTAGGTTTTGTAATGCCCACAACTCATGTGGCTTTACCATCGGAGGGAAAGTTTTATCCACCAAGTCATCCCTTGCATCATTGCTCAGAAGTAGAAATTAAATTTCTTTCAGCAAGAGAATTGGATGTGCTTACTTCTAAGAGCCTGTTAAAGAAGGGTATTGCAATTGAAAGAATGTTGCAGAACATTTTGATTGACAAGAGCATTGTCATTGATGAGCTTTTAATTGGGGATAAAAACGCCATTATTGTTGCTGCTCGTGCAGGAACTTTTGGTGGGGATTATGAGGTGCGTCTTCAGTGTCAAGAGTGTGAGGAGTTTTATGAGCATATCTTTGACTTAAATGAGATTGATACAAAAAATAATGAAGAAGTATTGGACGCTCTAGAATTCTCTGAAAATGGCACATTTTTTGTAACTCTTCCCCAAACCGAGGTTAAGGTCGAGTGTCGCCTTTTAACTTCAAAAGATGAGAAATATTTAGAAGAAAGAGCAAAGAAAAAGCAAAAGATGGGCTTACCGGATAGTGCCCTCACAGATCATTATAAATCTTTTATTGTTTCGCTTAATGGCGTTACAGAAAGGGGGTTGGTTGATGAATTTGTAGATGTTATGCCTGCGGGCGATCTCCACTTTTTAAACAGGGAATATACAAAAGTGTTGCCTGATGTTGATATGGTTCAAGAATCAACTTGTAAACATTGTGGTGCCGAAAATGAAACATCTATACCATTCACAGCCAACTTTTTTTGGCCTGACGGATAACTACATAAAAGGAGTTTATGAACAACTCTTTTTCTTAAAACAGCACGGTAATTGGTCTTTCGTCGAAGCATATAATCTTCCCAATCAACTTAGACAGTGGTGGGTAGATCGCCTTACCAAATATTTTGAAGAAGAAAAGAAAGCCATGGAACGCGCACAGAAACGATAGCACCCCCTATACATATTTTTACTTCTCAGCACTATTTAGACAAGTAGGTAAAAATTATGGCTACCCAAGAAGAACTCCTTAGAGAGAATACACGAGCACTTAGAGAGTTAACCAAACTCTTAGAAGAACAAGTTCGCGAAGAGTCAACTAAAGGAAACGAAAGAAAAGATACTGAGGCTGAAATTGCTAAATCCATGAACGAGCAAGTGGATGCCGCAAAGAAGCTTGAGGAAATTGAAGCGGAAATCTCATCTCAGCTTGAAAAGATAGATAGCCAACTCGAAACCAGCTCGAAGAGAAGATTAGACAGTCAGAGAAAATATCAAGCTGCATTGATAAAAGAAAAAAAATTAACAGAAGAACGGGAAAAGGCTTCCAAAGAAGAAAAAAAGATAATAGATGAGAAACTAAAAACAGTTCGAGAAATTACTGACGAATACGAGAAACAAAATAGTGGATTTGGTAAATTACAGCAAAGTGCAGGTAAGTTTCTCGGTCGAGTAAAGCAGGTTTATAATGAGATTAAACAAATCTCTAGTGCTTTGACCCAAGCTGCAAAAGATTTTCAAGAATTTGATGCAAACGTTTTTAAATTAGATAATGCGAAAACAGCCGCCTTTAACCTTGACCAATTGGCAGTTAACTTACAAAAGTCAACAGGGTTGAGTGGAGATTTTGTCAAAAGAAT